GTTCAAATGCTATTGGTTCATTAAGTTCTGTTACTAGTATGTCTCCTGCTGGTTCTGTTAGTAAAGCTCCGTCTATTACATCTCCTTGTGCGTCAAAGCCGTAGAGTTCTTCAAAAGCTGGTCGTATGAAGTTGCTAGGCAACGGTATGATGTTGCTAGGCTTTGCAAGTACTGTGAACGTGAGTGACATTATAAGGAGTCAACAGTTCCGGTAGCGTAGACAGCATGTTCACCGCTAGTAACTGATCCATTAACTCTGATCTTTTCGTAGTGTCCGTGATCATCTCGTACCATAACCGATCCAATAGCACTTAAAGCTTGAGGGTGAATAACATGCCAAGCTCCACCAATGTAAGCCTCAATATCAAGAGCAGCTGTACCGGTTGAAGATGTATTAAATACAAATGTCCAACCCTTATCTCTTTCTACTGTGTATTCTTGTGCTGGAAGCGTGGCTGTATTGTCGCCCGTTTCCCCAGAGTTAGGAAATAAAGTTTTCTTATCTAAACTTCTCATAATTAATTTGTTATCTTATTGTGAAAGTTGAACACCTGTACCTGCTTCTCCTCCACCCATACTTAAAGTAGGACGACGAACTGACTTGGTCAATTGCTGTGTACCACGACGACGCTTAGTAGGTTGTGTAGCTCTTTGAGTAACTGCTTTCTCTGCAAGAGGTAACGGAGGTGGAGGTGGAGCTGGCGGTGGTGCTGGCTCAGGCATTTTAGGTTGGCTGAAACACATGGTATTACTCTACTTGTTTAGTTACTATATTGTCTTGAAGTTGGTCGTCGTAAGTCTGTTGTAGGTAATTGATTACACTACGCTGTCCTACTTTATACCATATATCACGATCTGCGTCTGTCAACAGTGGACATTTATCAGGGAATAGTTTGTCAAGTTTATTGATAAGCTCCTGTGACAGAGTGGGTAGTACTATGTCTTCTTGGTTCATAACGGTATATTATCTTCAGTCCATACGTACACAGGAGTCATCTCTCCCATATACGCACCTCCTATGTTAAAGTCAAAATACTCTATAGCTTCTTCCATACTCATACCGTCTCTCTCCATAAGTATAGCTAACATACGTTCTATAGAATACACAACCCTTAGCTTCTTGTAGTCTGTACCTATTATACAGTCATTGAAACCGTCCACCCTTAATGCTTCGCTATCGTTCATAATTGTTGTATTAATGTTTTGAATGCTAGTTCGCAGGTGTCTGGTACTACTCCGTTGCCCAACAGCCTAAGTTCGTCCACCCTGAAGGTAGTCCTATTAGTTGACAGACCCACGCAGGATTGAGCTTCGGTGACCCTTGGTTCTTCCCACTCGTACTGTTGCTGACCGGGTCTTGAGGGGTATCTAGTCTTGCCAAGTCCCGACCCAAGCATTTCTGATTTGATTCGGTCGCTGTCCTCGCACCCTCCACATGATCGCTCGCTTGAGGTGTTGCCCAGTTCTGTTTCCGATTCATGTCTCCCCGCTCCCAAATCTTTTCCGCTATCTTTACTTCTTCGTTCAAAACTTTCCCACCCTTGCCATTCGGGCGACTCCCCCCTCCGGTTCGTGGCGTCGGCCAAGATGAAGACTCGTTTTCTTTGGTGTGGCGCACCGACTTCAGACGCTGAGAATACTCCCCACGTACACGAGTAACCTCTTTCTTCCAAGTCTCCGAGGACATATTTAAGTACTGATTCTCCGTCCCCTGTTTTAGCTGAGATGATTCCTTCAACATTTTCGAGGAAGACATATCGTGGTCGCATAACTGTAACTCCATCTGCGATCCAAGGCCACAAGTGTCGTGGGTCTTCTGTTGCTTGTCGTTTCCCTGCACTACTGAATGGTTGACAAGGGAACCCTGCACTGAGGATGGTAACTTTGTCACGTAGTTCTCGATACGGAAACTGCTTGAGATCCGTGAACACAGGACACGCATCCAATAGTCCCGCTTCCATTTTCGCAATAAGGTTGGCAACTGCATAGGCTTCGATCTCACAGTGAGCGATAGTTCGCAAGTTTGGAATAGCTCTTTTAAGTCCGATTCCGATTCCGTCGTATCCGCTGCACAAAGAGATGTAGGTAGGAACACTAGTTGTTTCATTGTTATTCACTTCTATATGTTATATCGTCCAGTTCCTTCGGGAGTTTACCGTTCTTGATTTGTTCTTCTGTCCACGCCCAAGCCGACGCATTCCAAAGGATAGCTGCCGTATGGTCCTCAGTACTATCGCCCTCCCCCAACGCCAACAGATGTCTAAAAATACTGTCATACAATCTACTTAGTGGGAAGCCTTGCTTCCAGTTGTTGTCTCCGTAAAGCTTTCCGCCATCTTCAAATCTTTTTGCGAGACTGCGTAAGGCGATTGGAGGAATAAGGCTGGGTCGTCCCCGTCCAATGTCCCCGTCACGTTTAGCCCCTGTTGAGAAATCTCTAGTATATCCTTGGTTTGGTAGTTCTTTGGTATCCATAGTTTTTTAATAGTATTAGTTCTGAAACAGTAGTTATCTGCTCGGAGTAGTCGTGCCATCCAAGCATTCATTAATGCGTCTTGTTCGGTGAGTCCTTTATCTTCATACGCTCCAACAACAGTCTCCCATGTGTATCCACATCCGTCCAGCATACGCTTTGCTTTCACCACACCCACGCCAGGTACTCCGCTATATCCATCCGTGTGATCTCCCGCTATTGTTTGTATCAAGTGATAGTTATCCGCTTCTTCTTCACTTGGTTGGTGGTACTCTCCCCTGTTATAATCAAAGAAGATACCCGGTACACTCTTGAAGTCTTTGTCTATACTAACCACAATAGTTTCCTCATCCATTGCTTTGTCGGTAGCTAAGATAGATATCACATCATCAGCTTCAAGGTTCGCCCATAACACACCATCTAGTTCATCGATGATCCACTGCTTTACCTGTCGTAAGATAATAGGTAAGCGTGACTTAGATCGATTCGCTTTGTACTCTGGGTTTAATTTACGACGGAAGTTAGCACGGTCACTCAGACACAGCACTACATTCTCAGCTTTTAGATTCTCTTTGAACTCTTCGATGCGATTGATCACACGAGCTTTAGCTAATGCCATGTCTGCGTGTACAGTCCACAGTTCTTCTTTCCATTGTATCGATTCTTCTGATACCACTGATGCTTCAAACGCTAACACATCAGCATCAATAAGTAAGGTTGTTTTATTATTCATAGTATGCACTCCAGTTGTTTTGGTATTTTTTATATTTTGATTTACTTGGTGTGTCAGGGTACAGCTTCAATGTCTTGCTAGTTATAACAGATTGAGGAATCATCCACCACTGATCGAGCGGACTGATGTAGATACCTACGATGTCTACGCTATCTGGTATGTGTTCCTTCTGTGTGCATCCACTACCTGTATTCACAGCGTAAGCTGCTCGGTCTTTTACTGATGTACTTTTTATCTGTACCTTTAGATCGCCTGCTGGACAGTGTACGATATAGTCCCAAGGCATTGGAGTTGTAGGAGTGTGTGGTTCAAAGTCACGTTCTAAACATTCAGTAATGAATCGTGTCTCTGCTATCGCTCCTATTCGTTGTGCGGATGATGATGGCATTTTATCTTGGTATTGTTGTTTCCAGTCGTACCCTACTGTCAGGTCTTCTGTGTCATAGACTTGTGCGAGGGTAGTGTAGCTGTCATATTGTAGTTCGTCCATATCAATGAGTCTCTGCCCAGTTGTTACCGATCTTGAACTCACCGTCAAGCCGTACATTCATCTTCAACTGTTTACCTGCTGATCCTATAGCTTCAACAGCTAAGTGTCCGAATGCTTCTGCTTTATCAGGTAGTACTTCTGCTTGGAACTCGTCGTGAATGTTAGCTACAAAAGCATACTCTCTACCGTGCTGCCATCTTAATTGATTGAGCTTATGAAACAGTTGGATCAGTGCTACCTTCATAACGACTGCACCTGCTGATTGTAATAACATATTTAGTGCTGCGTGACTACTGCGTATCGGAAGTATCCGTCCATCTAATCCCATAAGTTCTCCACCGTTCTTTACCTTTCGTTGCACATCAGCTTGTAAACGAGCGAGTGCTGGTAGGCTGCTGAAGAACTTACGCTTGAGTTGTTGTCCTAGTCGTGCGTCACCTCCAGCTATATTACCAATCTTCTCATCACCGGCACCATACAATAGAGCATAGATAAAGGTCTTAGCTTGATCACGAGTCTCTAGACCTGCTGCTTGTTGATTGACAGTGTGTACATCTCCTTCAGTTACAATCTTAGCGTACTCTCCTCTGTCGTAGAATGCCATGTAGTGTGCAAGCATACGAAGTTCTAAACCACTAGCATCACAACCTACTAACTTATAACCGTGCCTGGCTTTAAATAACTCACGACACTCCGCTCCGTAGTCTGCTCGTACACTTGGTACTTGTGCTACATTAGGATTACTGTGTGTACATCTACCTGTCACCGCTCCGTTTGTATTGACACTACCGTGGATCACTCCGTTCTTTTGTAGCTTTAACCACGCTTGTTGTCCTTCAGCTAACTGACCAAGTCTTTTCTGTACTAATAGATACGATAGTAAATCCTCCGCAATAGGGTGGTCGATACCACGCAAGACAGATTCATCTACTTTATAAGATACTCCATCGTTCTCTGTGGGTAGTTCATATCCTAAAGCTATCAATCGTTCAGCTATCTGCTTACGACTGCCAGGATTGAACGGTATCTCTTTCACTGCGTTGCCAGTCTTCACTGCATTCTTAACTAGAGCTTGTACTTCACCTGCTTCTTTTAGTTGCAGCTTGAGATCATTCTTTGTTTTACCTTCGTAAGTTGCTTGATCTGTTGTCAGTGTCCAACCAGCAGCACTCTTCATTTCTACCTGTGTAGGTTTCCATTGGTCTTGTAGGTCAGTAGTAAGCTTCGCTCGTATAGTCATCAACTTAGCAGTCAACTGGTCAGCTTTCTTCATATCAAGTCTAAACCCGTGACGCTCTTGTAGGCTGATAATAAACTTAAACCAATGCTCAATCGCTATCATCTCTTTGCTTGGCTTGTGTTTAAATAGATAGTCGTACAGCAATTGTGTAACGATAACATCACGCTCACAATACTTCCTCATCTCTTCGCTGTAGCTTTCAAACGCTCCGTCTTCCTCTCCGTATGTTAACTTTGTTGTGCTACCCATCCGGTGTCCCCAAGCCCTAAGAGAGTGACTGCCTACTAGTTTAGGATCGAAGTTGTTTCGTCCGAAGTCCTCATTCCGTAGATCGGGAAACACACAGCGACTAACCACCAGTGTATCTAATACTTTAATGAGTGGTGGTGAGAAGTTATGCAGCTTCTTTAAAGCAGGTATATCGAAGTCAATGACGTTATGTCCGACAAGACGCTCTGCTTTTTGTAGCTCTAACAATCCACGCTCAATACTTTCTCCGTGAAATGTCAGCATCTTAGGGATCATAGGATCATAGATAGATAAGCAGTGGATGGTGTGTAGATCACTGAGCGTATCCCAATCGTTAATTGGGTTCGTCTCTATATCAAAGAATAGTGTTCGTGTCATAGTTATTAGAATGGGTTCTTGGTTTCATTATTGTTTGGTTTAAACACATCAGGAGTGTACCGTCCAGTGTCGCCACTGTAATGCAAAGTATCACAATGTCCAGTCTGTCCACTGAATCTATTCTTCAGTACTCTCACTCGTGTTTCATTACTTATTGTTTCTGATTGTTGATTACGCTCCAGTCCAATCACCATGTCCGATAACTGTGCAATTGCTTGGCTACCTCTTAGGTGGTGCAGACTTACTCGTCCTCCCTCTTCGTGACCGCTATCGACACGCTTCAGGTGACTGACTAACACCATACCACATCCTGTCTCTTCTACTAACGAACGCAGCTTAGTCATTGTGTTATCAATCAAGCGTCGTTCGTCGTCTCCTTGGATACCACTAACTACAATCGATAGGTGGTCTAAGAATATCCACTTGCAATCGTAACCTTTAACTAAGTACTTTATCTTACTTAATAAGTTATCACTATCCATCGAGCCGAAGTGATCGTAAGTGTAGAAGTTTCCGTTACCTACCGTCTCATCGAATGCAGGTCGTAGCACCTCCTCACTGGTATCATCTTCTTCTAAGTGGATAGGTTTGTTGATGTGTATGCCCATGATACCTAGTGCTGTGCGTCGTACACTTTCTTCAAGAGCGATGTATCCTACCTTCTCATTAAGTCCGAGAATGTGGTGTGCGATCTCTCTACAGAACAACGACTTGCCGATACCACTACCTGCACAGACTGTAACAAGTTCGCCCTGTCGCATTCCAAGTGTCAACTCATTCAGTCCTGCATACGGATACGGTATAGACTTACTGTGTTCTCTGTCTGCGATAACATCCCACAACTCTTCACCGTTCACAATGCCGTCTGGTCTGTACTCTCTCGCATCGAACAAGCAACTGACTAACTCCTTTGCTCGTCCGGCTACTAACATATCAGACGGATCTTTTAACGGTAGCTCTGCGATGTGTGCTTTTCCTGGTGTTAGAAGTGCTGCACATTCTGCTGCTCCCTTCCGTCCGACATCATCCATGTCAAAACAGAAGACCACTTGTTCGTATCTGTCTAACCAATCGATTGCTTGAGCGACATATTTCTTGGCTGCTCCTGCTCCGTTTGGTACACTAACTACAGGCCACTTGTTGTCCATTGCTTGGCTGGTACTAAGAGCGTCGATCTCTCCTTCCACTACTACAACACGACGACCACCGTCACGCCATAGGTGCTGACCGTACAGTCCTAAGAGTTCTCCTTTTATGTGGAACTTCTTATTAGGTGTGCGTATCTTTTGACCGCACGTCTTACCGTCTCGTGTTTTATAGTTTGCTATCTGAACAGGTTCACCATTCATAACACCACACCAATACCCCCACTTCCGACAAGTGTCTTCCGTAAGGTTTCGTCGTGCTATAGCTATAGGTTCTCCCTGTAAATAATCTCTCGGTGTTGGGGAGCTTGATTCATTCTTCATTCGTCCGGCTCCAGTGTGATTGTCGCAACTGAAACAGTGGGTGCTACCGTCTGCGTTGGTGGACAATGCGTCACTTGATCCGCACTTATCGCATGGTTGATGGGTTGCTGTGAAAGCCATGATTTCGGTATAGTTTTGTTTGCATATAGTATATTCTTTTTATCACACCAAGCAGCGTAGGTGGTGTCACTTCCCTTACGAATCTTATTAGAAGCGTTCATAAATACTAGTCGGATGTCTAGGTGTGGATGTTGTTCTCTGACTAGTAGGTGCTTCGTTCTATCCTCCACTGTCCATAAACCTTTAGCCTCAATGATGATGCCGTTAGGTAGTATGAAGTCGGGAGTGTAAGTAGCAGTCTTTCTGTACTCTAACTTTATAGTTTCGTATTGGAAGCTAACACCACCACGCTTTAATTGGTGTGCGAGTTTAGCTTCGAATCCGCTACGGTAATTAGAAGTTCGCTGTGAGCGTCTGTTCTTCCGTCTTTTCCGCATCGAATGCTCCGGTCAAGTCTTCACCTCCATTAGCGATGTATCCTTCTTCCGAAGTAAATCCGAATGCGTCTGCACTTGGACTGTTTACACCACCGTTGGATAACTCGATCACTTGCACAGCACTCAACTCAAAGGTTACCCCAAACCCCTGACTTGGTACATACCAAAACTTTGGACGGAATGCTACATTTACTTTACTACCACCCCAAACCTGCACATCTTCTGGTAGTTCATTACCTTGGCTATCAAACAAAGCGATAGATAGTCGATACTCACTACCGTCTTTCCTTCTGCCTCCAGCTTTTAGTTTAGCTTTCAACATATGTCCACCATCTACTTCAGTAAAAGGTAATCCCTTCTGCTCAATCTTCTTCTTAGGATTCTCATCTGCAACAGCTTTCAATTCAGCTTCGTAGACTGGTTTAATTTTGTTTACAATTTCTTGTTTAGTTGCGTCGTCAATAACAAGATCACAACTCCATACACCATACTCATCAAACCGTGTGTTAGGTTCATTTAAGTGGGCATATCTAGCTGTGCCTTGTGCTTTTATTATATCGTGTTTCTTTCTAGCTTTTACTGTCATATTTCTCAGTGTGTTTTATTTGATTTAAGAAAGCAGATACTTCATACGACTTACTGCGGAGACATCAAGGTCACCAAGTTCCGGCA